TGTATGAATCCCGCCTGAAGGGAAAGCTGCACGTAATCAGCAAGCGATATACGCAGCGAATTGAGCGGCATAACCTGAATCTGAGGCAGCATCTGGCAAGGCTGGGAAGGAAGTCGCTGTCGTTCTCAAAATCGGTGGAGCTGCATGATAAAGTCATCGGGCATTATCTGAACATAAAACACTATCAATAATTTGGAGTCATTACCTGAAGATGAATGGCGCCGCCTTGAGGCGGAAAGCGAACAACTGGTTAAGGCTAATAGCCTATTCATCCATAGGGTTGCAGAAGAGGCGGCCTCTCGCCTTATTGCAGACCATGGAGAAATTAAAATATCCAAAGCAAAGATGTTACAGATATTGGACAGCCTGACTTAATTCCTCTCCGCCTACGGGCGGTTTTTTATGTCATCACAAGGCTCATTCAAGAGTGGGCCTGATAATGATCAATGCCATGTACAGGTGCTGCCGGTAATATCTGCGCTCCTTTTTTATATGGGAGTTCATGATGCTAGAAAATTATTATCCTGAAAACTTAGGTTCAACCCCAGTAACGGATGAGCAAAGGCAGCGCTTGGAAGTGGTTAAGGCTGCATTAGATATCGCTAAAGCTTCCGTTGGAGGAGCTGATGCTGCAACTCAAGCTAAAACCGAATTCGAGCTTAGGCAAGTCGCAGCAGAAATTGGTCTTTTAGCTAACGCCATACAGGCTGCAATTGAGCAGAAATGAAAATACCGCCCTCCGGGGCGGTATTTTATTGCATGCCCAAAGTCATGATGAATTATGCTAATTCAAACAATGAAATGATGTTCCTAGGCCCCCTGTCAGTAACGTAGATTTTTCCTTGTTGTTCAAGCTGGAGTAGTGCCTGCTTAGTTTCTTCCGAATCGTAAGGATGTTCGGCAAGCCATGCAACATCACAATATCTTTTATTACGCCGAGACATTTCGAGTTCTGCTTGTTGAAGAATTTCATCTTCTTTCATAGAAATATTCCTTGTTACTTAATAAAGGCTTGGTTAAGGTTTCAACGCAATGATGCCAAAAGTTATTTCTCAACTGTCAAGCTTTTATCTAATTTAAATGATTTAAATCAAATAACACCCACAGCACAAGCATCAGTCGGCTCCTGGCCTTAACCCCGATGGCTTATGCGGACGGCCGGAGAGACGGCGCATTACAGCAGGCACACGATGGGGCATTTAAACGATGAGCTATCAACGTTGTACATATTGCGGGAAATTAACTCATACCCGCGCAAACTGCCCGCATACATGGAGTGGCTCTGCCCGACGACATTCTATGCGCTGTGGATACTGTGGTGGCTCTGGTCACACTGTCGACGCCTGTCCGCACAATGCCAGCGCAGGTAACCGGCGCAGTCTCAACGATAACTTTTATACAGACTGATGCGCATTACAGAAGCTCTTCACCGAGGGGCTTCGATAATGTTTTCGCGTCTGATTTCAAAAGGTACTCCTGGCGGATGTGGCAACCACGGGGGCGCAACAGCGCGGAAAAAGGCTAGTTTTTGAATTTTTTTTCAGTGTCACCACTACTGCAACTCATTGTGGATAAAAGTTTAATTTTTTTTTCAGTGGTGAAAGCGATTGTTTTTTGTCCATCACTGAGAGGGGTTATGGATCAGGAAATCAGAAATCTCAAACTTAACGTTACCCAGCTGGCCGCGCTGGCTGATGTCCACCGACAGACCGTAAAAAACCGACTTAAAAACGTCAAACCATCCGGTGGCAATGGCAGCAATCTTACGCTGTATTCCCTCACTGATTTACTGGCTGAGTTTATGCGCGTTCCTGCACCGGTAGATGGTGAAGAAATGGACCCGCATGATCGCAAGGCCTGGTATCAGTCCGAACGGGAGCGCCTCAAGTTTGAGCAGGAAACGGCGCAGCTTATCCCCGCCAGCGATGTGAGGCGTGAATTTGCATTTATGGCAAAGGCAGTGATTCAGGTGCTGGAAACGCTGCCGGATATTCTTGAGCGTGACTGCGGCCTGCAGCCTGCGGTTGTAAGTCGTGTTCAGTCCATTATTGACGATCTGCGCGACCAGATAGCGCTGCGCGTGACTGAGACCGGTTCTGATGAGGAGGAACAGCAGGAGGAATAATGCTGAATCAGGAAACAGCGAAATCAGCACGTACAGATTCAGGTTTGATCCTCCGCGCTCCCCGCCGGATGCCGGTGGCCGATGCCGTTGCAACGTACATGCGCGTGCCAATGGGAGCTGGTAATTCCGTTCCGTGGGATCCGCTAGTGGCCCCTTACGTTATCGAGCCAATGAACTGCCTTGCATCGCGTGAATACGATGCGGTGATTTTTGTTGGGCCGGCGCGAACCGGTAAAACCATCGGTCTGATTGATGGCTGGGTGGTGTACAACGTCATTTGTGATCCGGCGGATATGCTGATTATTCAGATGACCGAAGAAAAGGCGCGTGAACATTCAAAAAAGCGCCTGGCCCGCACCTTTCGCGCCAGTCCTGAGGTCGCATCCCGTCTCAGCCCCAACAGAAACGATAACAATGTTTATGACAGGACGTTTCTGGCCGGTAACTACCTTAAAATTGGCTGGCCGTCGGTCAATATCATGTCGTCATCAGACTACAAATGCGTTGCGCTCACTGATTACGACCGTTTCCCCGAAGATATTGACGGAGAGGGTGACGCATTTTCGCTGGCCTCAAAGCGTACCACCACCTTTATGTCCAGCGGCATGACGCTGGTGGAGAGTTCGCCGGGCCGTGATATTACAGACGTGAAGTGGCGGCGTACTACACCGCACGAAGCGCCGCCGGCAACCGGTATTTTGTCGCTGTATAACCGTGGCGATCGCCGCCGCTGGTACTGGCCGTGCCCGCACTGCAGGGAGTATTTTCAGCCCAGCGGGGATGTGGTAGCCGGATTTCGGGATATTGCCGATCCGGTACTGGCCAGCGAGGCGGCCTACATTGAATGTCCTCACTGTGCCGGCAAAATCACCCCCAACCAGAAGCGCGAGCTGAATGGTCGCGGCGTCTGGCTGCGCGACGGGGAAAACATCGACGCTGATGGCAACCGCGCCGGCGAGCCGCGTCGTTCAAGAATTGCGAGTTTTTGGATGGAGGGGCCAGCTGCCGCTTATCAAACTCTTTCCCAGCTGGTTTACAAGCTGTTGACCGCTGAGCAGGAGTACGAGACAACCGGCAGCGAGGAAACGCTAAAAACCGTCATTAATACTGACTGGGGTCAGCCGTATCTGCCGCGGGCGGCGATGGAGCAGAACCGCAGCGATGAGCTGATGGCCCGCGCTGAAAATTACGGTAAACGTCTGGTGCCGCCGCAGGTACGTTTTCTGGTGGCTGCTGTGGACGTGCAGGGCGGCAAAAAACGCCGTTTCGTTGTGCAGATTATTGGGTATGGCGAAAACGGCGAGCGCTGGCTGATTGACCGCTACAACATTCGTCATTCGTTACGCTGCGATGAGAACGGCGAGGCTCAGCATATTCACCCCGGCGCATATCCGGAGGACTGGCAGTTACTGGTTACCGATGTGCTGGAGAAAACCTATGCGCTCCAGTCCGATCCTGACCGCCGTATGCCTGTCCTGGCAATGGCGGTGGACAGCGGTGGCGAGGATGGCGTAACGGATAACGCGTATAAATTCTGGCGGAAATGCCGTCAGGATGGACTGGGTAAGCGCGTCTATCTCATCAAAGGCGACAGCACAAAGCGCCAGAAAATCATTACGAAAACCCTGCCGAATAACACTACACGCGGTGACCGACGGGCGGAGTCCAGAGGCGAGGTGCCTGTTTATCTGGTCCAGACGGACCAGCTTAAAGATCAGCTGAGTAACAATCTCGCCAGAGAAACGCCGGGTGCGGGGTATATCCATTTCCCTGACTGGCTGGGCGAGTGGTTCTATGACGAGCTGACCTATGAAGTGCGAGACCCCGATGGAAAATGGCGCAAGCCGGGCAGGGGCGCGAACGAAGCGCTGGATCTTTTCTGTTACGCACACGTCGTGGCAATTTTGCGGGGTTACGAGCGGATCCGGGACTGGGAAAAACCACCCGCATGGGTTCAGCCGCAGGAACCCGGTTTAAATGTTTATGAGAGGGAGCGCCCTCAGGAGGTTACCCTGAAAAAAACACCAACGCAGACATCCCGGCCAGCACCACAGAGCGAGACGCCTCTTTCCGGTGGCTGGCTGGGTATTTCCGGTAACGGGGGCTGGCTTTGAGCAGAGATGAAGTCTGGAGAACGTTACTAATGGTACGCCAGGCGTATCAGGCATCGCTGGACGGGAAAAGCGTTTCG